CGGTTGTTGCACATAACGTAACGGTGACTGCATTAGTTCTTCAGACGCAAGATGGCACAACGGCTCCAGCTTCTGTTCAGTATACAGACACTGCAAGAACTATTTTCTGCAACATCACCAACACCGTAGATGCTACAACAGCAGGATCGTTCACATTCATTATTGAGTACGTTCAAATCGCGTAATAGGAGGATTTCATGGCTGATGCTGTAACCTCGCAAACGTTAATAGATGGTCCGAATAAGGCTGTTATAAAGTTTACAAACGTGTCGGACGGCTCTGGCGAGAGTGCCGTGAAAAAGGTTGATGTTTCGGCTTTGGAAGTCAGCGCAAACGGCGTTGCGTGTTCTGAAGTCGTTATTGAGCGTATTTGGTGGCAGTGTATTGGCATGAAAGTAAAGATACTTTTTGATGCCGATACAGATGCTTTCTGTATTGAGTTAGGCGAAAATCAAAGTGGTGATCACAACTACACTTCTTTCGGTGGTTTAACCAATAACGCTGGCGACGGCAAAACGGGTGATATTATGTTTACAACAGTGGGTCACACCTCTGCTGATACATACACGATTGTTTTGTACATGCGTAAGAAGTATGGCTGAGACTAAAAAGAAGACGCGCAAGGACGACATGCCTAAGCGCAATAAAAAGAATTTTCGCTCCACCAAGTCTGGGGCGGGAATGACTGAAGCTGGTGTTAAAGCATATAGAAAGAAAAACCCCGGATCAAAGTTGAAAACAGCGGTTACGGGAAAAGTTAAAAAAGGAAGCAAGGACGCCAAGCGTCGTAAATCTTATTGTGCGAGGTCCGCGGGTCAAATGAAGAAGTTCCCTAAAGCGGCTAAGAATCCAAATTCACGTTTACGTCAAGCCCGTAAGAGATGGAAATGTTAGAGAAAAAAATAGTTATGGGAGTCGCAGCAACTGCTGTTGGCATTATTGGTTCAGTTTCGTACAATTGGGCGACTTGGACCACAAAGACGCTTATATCTGTTGATAAGCGCACAGAGGTAATGGCTGCACAAATAGAGTTTATAAAGCTTGGTATGGAGAGAACATATGGCAATGTCGAGAAGCCAGATGAGTCAACAAATTTCAAAGCCGCCTCAAAAGACTAAAGGCGTTCCTAAAGGGCTAACGTATTTTAGAAAAGGTGGCGAAGCGTCATCGAAGTCGAAAGGCAGCAAGATATGTCCTGCCGGAAAAGCTTGGGCGCAAAGAACCTTTGACACGTACCCTTCTGCTTATGCGAATATGGCTGCATCTAAGTATTGCAAAGACCCAAACTACGCTAAGGGAGCCAAAGGTAAATCAAAAAGAAAGAAAGCGTAATGGCCTTAACTAAAAGCAATAAGCAAAAAGTTAAAAAAGTCATAAAAGGCTTGAACAAAGCTTCAAAGCTACACGCAGGACAAGCAAGTACTCTTAAAAAAATTGTTCGCTCCCCTGCTAGGGGTAGGAAGAAGTAATGGGCGAATTAAAAAAATGGCGTGACCAAAATTGGGTGAGGATTGGTACAGATGGTGAAATCAAGGGTAAGTGCGGTACTTCAAAAGATAAAAAAAATCCTGATAGGTGCCTTCCAAAAAGTAAAGCTCAAAGTCTTTCGAAAAGCCAACGAGCCTCCACCGCAAGAAAAAAGAAACGAGAAGGTCGAAAAGGCAAAACAAACGTCAAAAACACGGAAGCCGCAGAAGTCAAATTCGCCTATAACGGAGGCGAAATTTCAATCTCAGAGACCAAGGCCAAGAGGAAGACCCCGAAAGCATCCAAAAAAGGGGTAATTGCTCGTGGTTGCGGAAAAGTTTTATCTAATAAAAGAAAAAGAACACTTGGTTCGGTAAGTTAACAAAGGAGACTATTATGACTATGAAGAAAAAAAAGACTAAAGGTTACCGCGGTGGCGGAAAAGTTAAAAAGATGTCTAAAGGTGGCGCGGCGGGCGGTAAGATGCGTCGTATGTCTAAAGGTGGTGCGGCGGGTGGTAAGATGCGTCGTATGTCCAAGGGTGGCGCTGCGGGCGGTAAGATAGTTTCTAAAATGAACATGGGCGGTGCGGGCATGACTATGGCTCAGTTACGTTCTGCGGCTGCGGCCAAGGGCATGACGCTATCTCCAAATAAGAAAATGGCTAAAGGTGGAGCGGCAAAGAAGAAAAAGTAAATGTCGTACCTTTATTCAAATATTCCTTATTTTAAGGCATGGGTTCGTCGTGAGTATACTCATAACCACGAAAAGTATCATGGAGATTTTCTGCATGCTATGGTTATTGGTGTTACGACGATCCCAAATAGGTGCTTGAGTTTTCAAGTAATGTTTACGGGCGTTGAAGCTGAAGATGAGGAAGAAGACGCGGTTCATGGCGGAGCTATGTGGGCAAGAATGCCTATAACGGCTTTAGTTGGAGATATTCCTTTATCGGAATGGCCGGAGCCTATGGAAACATACGACGCCCAACCGTGGGATTGCGCTTCGCACACTCATGCTGTTTTTGTTATGGACAGGGCCACTCCATGTCCTTGGTTTGCAAAGATAGGTGGAAACATGTTGCCTGCCAAGTATTTATTTACTGTAGATTATACTGACAGCGAGATTGCAGATGATCCTGCTCAACACAAGCAGAATCATGTTCTACAAATCTTAGACAGCGAAGAAGCGCCTCAATGGGCCGGAAACATTGTAGCGTTACCTAACAATCGTGTTCGTGTTACGCATCCGGCTTGGTTTTCTACGGGGGAAGGCGCTCCTGACTTCAAGCCGTCGCAACATATACACTATTCAAAATCTGATTTAGACTATACACTGGATGTCAACAGAATATTTGACAATCTTTACCACGGGGAAGAGTGATGGCGGTTTCTGGCTCAAATAATTTTGAATTAGACGTAGCGGATTATGTTGAGGAAGCGTTTGAGCGGTGTGGCTTGGAGGTTCGTACAGGCTATGATTTAAAGACTGCAAAGCGTTCTTTAAACCTGATGCTTGCAGAGTGGGCCAACCGGGGCTTGAATCAATGGACTATTGCGCAGACTTCTATAACGACGGCAACGGGTATATCGGAGTATCCAGCGGGCACTCTTACTATGACGGTGGGGGCCAGTGGTTCTTTTACAGTTGGTGAGACTATTACGGGTGGAACGAGTGGTGCTACAGCATCTATTACTAGCAAGCCTTCGTCTGGTTCATTTTCGATCACGATTCCTTCGGGAACTTTTTCTGCCTCTGAGACGTTGACAGGTGGAACGAGTGCCGCGACGACTACTTTGTCCTCTGCGGTGGATTTATCCAACACGCAGGGCACGATAGATATTTTGTCTTGTGTTGTAACGAGAGACAACACGGATTACGGGATAGAGCGCGTTAGTCGAGACACGTTTTTAAACATTCCAAGCAAGACCACTACAGGTCGGATTAATCAATTTTTTATAGATCGACAGATAACACCTGTTTTAAAAGTTTGGCCTACGCCAGAGAATAATACAGACATTATAAAGTTTGACAGATTAGTTCGTATGTTTGACGGAGATACGTTTACTAATACGGTGGACTTACCCTTTAGGTTTTACCCATGTCTTGCTGCGGGGCTGGCTTATTACATTTCTGTAAAGCGGGCACCTAATAGAGTTCAACTTTTAAAAGCAATGTATGAGGAAGAGTTTGAAAGAGCGATGACGGAAGACCGTGACAGGGCTTCGTTCAACGTCGTGCCTCAGTATCAGTATTTTAGGACGGGGTAATGAGCAAGTTTGCTACAGGAAAGAACTCTTACGCCATATCGGATCGGTCCGGCTTTCGGTATCGCTATAAAGACATGCGTAAGGAGTGGAATGGCCTGTTAGTGGGTAAGGATGAGTTTGAGCCAAAACAGCCGCAGCTAGGTCCGTTTAGAAAGGCCACTGATCCAGAAGCTTTAAAGGACGCTAGACCTGATATAAAAGAAACTTTAGATGTCTTTGTGGGCGTCCCTTTAGTGGAGCTTCCTTCTCCACAACCCACTAGGGCTTTTGGTTTAATTGGAACAGTCACGGTGAGTACAACATGAGCTTTACATATACCACCTTAAAACAGGCTATTCAGGATTACACTCAGAATGACGAGACTACTTTTTTAAGTCAGATACCGTTGTTCATAAGAATGTCCGAAGAACGGATTCTTAAAAACGTTCAGTTAAGTTTGTTTCGTAAAAACGTTAGTGGATCGTTTTCGTCTTCTAATAAGTTTTTAAATGCGCCTAGCGATTTTCTTGCGCCAATGTCTTTGTCCTTTACAAATT